TTGTACTAGACACTGGCCCCGATGATCGGATAGACCACATCTACCGTGAGAGGAAAGGTATTAGATACAATCAACTACAGATTTTATACCCTGACGCTGAACTAAATGAGCAGATTCAAAATCGCATGGGTAACGGCGGCAAAGACACAACGACTGTACTTGAGTTGGTTTGTCGTGATTACTCTCGCAGGAATGAAGAAGTGTATATGAGTTACGCTTACTGCATGACTACAGAAAGTGTGATCTACAAGCGTGAGCTTAAAGGCAATGGCGCTAATCCATTTATTTGTTTTCGTTGGTCTAAGTGTGCTGGGGAGGTTTATGGTCGTGGACCTCTTATGAATGCCTTGTCTGCTATCAAGACAACAAACCTAACCATTGAGTTAATCCTAGAGAATGCACAGATGGCTATCTCTGGCGTGTATCAAATGGATGATGATGGTGTCATAAACCCAGATACTATATCCTTAGTGCCGGGGTCTATTATACCAAAAGCCATTGGTTCCAATGGGTTACAGCCTGTTGCTGCTGCTGGTAGCTTTGATGTAGCTCAACTTATACTTTCAGATATGCGTTTAAATATTAAACGTGCGCTATACAATGACATGCTGGGCAACCCTGATAGAACTCCTGCATCTGCTACTGAGGTTGCGGAACGTATGGCTGATCTATCGCGGCGTATGGGTTCTGCGTTTGGCAGACTACAAGCTGAACTGGTGCAGCCAGTATTGCAGCGCGTTATCTACATCCTTAAAAAACAGGGCCGCATTGAGATACCAAATGTTAATGGCCGTGAGATTAAGATTAGGTCTGTCTCTCCGCTTGCACAAGCACAGGCTAACGCAGACATATCATCTGTTGGTCGGTTCCTTGAGATGGTTCTTGGCACCTTTGGGCCAGAGGTTCTTAACCTACTAATCAATTCAGAAGAAACAGCGGCACACCTTGCTAAGAAATTTGGTGTACCTGACGGGTTGATTCGTGATCCAGAAGAACGTAAGCAGATAGTTGCAATGGCGCAGCAAATGCAAATGCAGCAACAACAGCAGATGCAAGAGCAACCGCCACAGGAACAACTGCAATAGGAGAAAAAGTTGGCCGCATCTAAAGCAAACATTGGCATTGATGGAATACAACGAGCAGCTAACCAAGATAAGATTATAAGTACTACGGTTGCTCATTTGTTTGAATCGGAAACAGGTAAAGCAGTTATGGAATATCTTAAATCTATAACGGTAAATCGTGTACATGGGCCAAACATAAGTACAGAAGAATTGCGCCATCACGAAGGGCAGCGATATATAGTTGGTCTACTTGAAGCAAGAATACAGCATGGTCATAAGGTAAAGCAAGATGTCTGAGTCATTATTAAATGAATCGTCTGAACCCGCAGAAGCAGCTACAGAAGTTACGCAAACGCAGACCGAGAGACCGGATTGGTTGCCTGAGAAGTTTAACTCGCCAGAGGACTTGGGCAAGGCGTACAGTGAATTATCTTCTAAGTTGGGGACGAAGGAGGAAGACCTAAAGGCTTCATGGCAAGAAGAAATGCAGCGAGAGGCTTACGCTGATCGCCCCGCGACTAAGGGTGATTATCTTCTGCCAGAAAGCATTGATCCCGAAACTGCGGTAGATAGTCCGTTGCTTGATTGGTGGTCAGAGCATTCGTTTGAAAGCGGTCTTGGTCAAGAAGAGTTTCAAAAGGGCATTGAGCTGTTTACCGAAGCTATGGGTCAAGGTCAGCCAGACATAGAGGCAGAAACCAAACTACTAGGTGATGCTGCAACTGATCGCATTGAGGCAGTTAGTTTGTTTGCCAATCAGTTCTTTCCTGAAGAAAGCCTAAATGCAATAGAGCGCATGTGTGAAACCGCTGGCGGTATTGTTGCTTTGGAACACATCATGGAAAAAATGAAGGGGCCATCTTTCGCTGGTGATTCTGCTATGACTAGCCAGATTACGGATGATTCCCTGCGTACTATGCAGAAGGACGAGCGTTACTGGAACCCACAGAAACGTGATCCTGCTTACGTCAGTCAGGTAGATCAGGCGTATCGCAAACTATATGGCTAATGTTATTATTAAGCGTGGGGACTTTGAGTTAGTTCCCATGACTAAGGCACATGTCATGCAGGTCTTTACAGACATTGCGCCTTATAGCGCCGCTGAGTATGAAGAGCCTGACTTGTTTTATGCTTTGGATTCTATGCAAGAAGATGCTGATTGTATGATCCTTGAAAAGAATAACGTAGCTGTGCAGCTTATTGGCCTTCAAGCTATTGGCAATCAACAAGTTTATATGTGGTCTTCGTTTACTAATCAGATGGCTAAACATTGGATGGGCGTTGTTAGATTCTCACCGTTAATAATAAAATACATTCATCAAACTTATTATGAGATAAATCTTAATGTGTCTCCTGATAATGAAGGTACAATTAACTGGCTGTCTTGGATGGGTTTTATACCTTCTGGTTATGTAGAGGATGATAAGGGCGAAGCTCTGGTACATTTTGTGCGTTGCAATCCAGATAGAAAGAATGTTTACGCTTTATCGTCACGGCCCGTAATGCACTGAGTAGCCCGTTAGGATAACTACGTTGAGGATGCAGAAGGATACCCAGAGTACAAATGCAACTTTAATAAAGGACTCTTGAAATGGCTAATACAATAGACACAGCCTTCGTCAAGCAGTTTGAATCCGATGTGCATCTGGCATACCAGCGCATGGGTTCTAAACTGCGGAACACTGTTCGTACCGCAAACGCTACTGCGTCTGTAGTTCGTTTTCAAAAGATTGGTTCTGGCGTTGCCACTACTAAATCACGCAATGGTAATGTCACTCCTATGGAACTGGCGCACACAACCGTTGAAGCAACCATGACTGACTTCTATGCTCCTGAGTATATTGACAAGCTAGACGAGTTGAAGACCAACATTAACGAGCGTCAAGCTGTTGCTCAATCTGCTGCTGCTGCTCTTGGTCGTAAGACTGACGAGCTAATCTATGCAGCTTTGGATGCGGCTGGAGGTACGGCGATTCACGATACTAGCTCGGCTCTTGAAATTGCTGACATTCTATCTCTGTTTGAAACTATGGGCGTTAATAACGTTCCAGAAGACGGACAGCGTTACTTGGCAATGCACCCCAAAGGTTATGCTGATATGTTTGGCATTACTCAGTTTGCTTCTGCTGACTTTGTTGGTGAGCAAAACTTGCCGTTTGCAGGTGGCATGACCATGAAAGAGTTCATGGGCTTTAAAGTATTCTCTACCTCTGCTGTAACCGCAGGTAAGAATATGGCTTATCATACTTCAGCAATCGGCCTTGGTATTAACGCAGACGTTGCTACTGAGATTAATTATATTGCTGAAAAAGCATCTCACCTCGCAAACTCCATGATGTCTATGGGCGCAGTCGGTATTGACGCCAATGGTATTTGTGAAGTTCTTGACAACAACACTTAAGAAAGGAACTTTATCATGGCTTACGCAGCAGCAGGTTTACATCGTATCGGAGGTGCTAGTGGTGCCGCCCTTTGGATGTACCGAACAACAGACGCAATTGCAGCAATCAACTCTGCGGGTTACTTTAATGATGCAGCAGCAATGCTAAACATTCGTGATCTGATTATTGTGCAGGATACAAATACACCTACAACTAACTTCGCAACTGTATTGACTAACACTGGTTCAGTGGTGGATGTGTCTGATGGCACAGCCGTTGTTGAAACAGACAGCGATTAAGGAGAGGGGGCTTCGGCCCCCTAACCACTTAGTATGGCAAGCACAGCATCCAATAGCCCAATTGATATTTGTAGCCGCGCACTAATTCTTATTGGCGCAGAGCCTATTACGTCATTTGATGATGGAAACAATGAAGCACTGGTTGCTTCTAATATGTATGAAGATGTAGCCCAATCAGCTTTAGTTAACACACGGTGGCGCTTTGCAACGGATCAGCTTGTATTAAACCGACTAAGCGATGCACCTACTGGTAGATATGAAGCCGCATATCAAATGCCAAACAACTCACTTATGATTCATGCTCTTACTGTAAATGGTTTTAACATTGAGTTTCAAACCTACAGTGACAATCTATTCTGTGATTCCGATGCTTCCGATGTAGTTATTGCAGATTACACATACAGAGTTACAGAAGAGTTTTGGCCTTCTTACTTTACAATGGCTGTTCAGTTTCA